GATGCTGTACAAAAACCTAAACACTATGGTCAGGGTGAAATTGAATGCATTGATTACATCAAAGACTTTCTCACGAGAGAAGAGTTCATTGGTTATCTTCGAGGCAACATAGCAAAGTACATGCACAGGTGGCGTTATAAGAACGGTGTGCAGGACTTGGAGAAAGCACAATGGTATCTAAAAAAACTAATAGAAGTAGCGTAGATAAAAAGAAAACCCTTGAGCAAGAAGCCCAAGAGTTTATTAAAAAAGAGATTCCTGTAGGTGATATACCGACCAGGGATTACTTTGCAGGTGCGGCTTTATCAGGTCTCCTCGCATCTGGAAAGTATTTACGATCAGGCGAGATCGTTGACCAAGCATACAGCTACTCCCAACTTATGCTTGATTATAAAAAGACTAGAGATAAATCGTCATGAACTAAACCCCCAGCATTTCACTGGGGGTTTTCTTTTAGTCATCTAACCCTATCTTTGCATCTTGTATCTTATTTCGGATACCCTCGTCTTCAAAGAAGCTAAGGAGTAGGGATAGCTGTGGTGCATCTAGCTCCCACAATTCTTCTTCAGAAGTTCCAAAGTATCTAAAGTATTTTCTTCTGTCTTCTTTTGAAACATTCTTACCAAGGATCTCTTGAATGAGACCTGCTTTTCTTTCGTCATGTCTAGTGGAGTACTTCAGTGTTTCTTTAACGTTGTCCCTAGACATTTTGAGGATGTCATCAAGAGCAGATTTCTTGTCATCCATACTTAAAGAATCCCAAGTACCATCCTCAATCAGCATGTCTGCGTACATCTCCAGTGAAGGAAAGACGTACTTACTAAATAGATTCTTTGACTCAGGTGTTCCAAAGATTCCTGTCTTCCAGTTTGGTCTTTCAACATCATTAAATAATTTTTCAACAGTGGAAGGCGCATCAACAGTTCTGTACCCAAACACTCGACCTATTGGCGCACCACCTGCAGTCTCGTTTGTAGGACTTTCTCTTTCAGGTGCTATGTCTTGACCTGTTGCAACAGCTACAAACTGATCCAAGTACCTAAGAGAATTATTTAAAGTTCTATTCCCTTGATTCCTGTCAACGACTTTGTAATCTTCCCCTCTTGAAACAGCAATCAGTTGGTTGTAAGGGTCAGCAAATCTAGTAAAACCAGATGTGTACATTGCCACAGAGTCACCAAGCAAACGTCCTGACTGTTTATATGCTTCATCAAACTCCATGTTAAGTAAGCTCTTAGCTAACTCAGACATGCTTGTTGCAGCCTCACCAACAGATCTTGTTAGAGCCTCTGGCCCTGCTGTCTTCAAGAACTCTTCAGTTAAATCATCAGGAACTTTCTCTCCTTCAACAATGTAAGCTCCTATTCTACCTAAAAGTTTTAGGTGGCTGTAAGGAAAGTCAAACTTTCTGCTGATTATAGAACCGTCACTTGCTCTCTCTTGATCCCAAGCAAGACCCTCTTCCATGTTCTTTTGTTCTCTGGCGACAAGCCCACCCCAGATAGTCCAACCTGCAGCAGTCTTTGTTGTCAGATCCATCAGATCACCAGTGCCTTTGTACTTATTGTAAGCCAAGGCAACACCACTGTGGTTAGCCATGAAAGCAATAGTGTTATTGAAGAACTGACCGAACGGCATCATAGCTCCAATGATTGGGAACTTTCTTGTGTCCTCAATACCTTTTGCTACAGCACCAAGAATACCATCCATGTCTGCATAAGACTTAGAGAAAGTATTTTCTAAGGCTTGCTTAACGGATTTTGTTTCAATCTCTAAAAACTCTTTGAAAGCATCAGAACCTTCATCTGCCATGAACTCCCACACATTATCTTGTTGCATGAAATCAGACAGAGACATCTCATACTTTAGACGTACTTGTTTATCTAAAGCATACATGTACTCTTGAGTTTTAGTTAAGAAGTCTTGAGCTTTAACACCGTAAGAAGTCTGAACAAAGTTCATGAACTTATCAAACTTAGTCCTGGTTAAAGTCTCTGTCGGGTCTAGTTCTAGTTCCTTCAGGACATCATCAACCTCTACACCACCAACAAGGTATCTGAATAATTCTTTTCTTGCTTCTGGCCTAGATGTAAGCATGTCCATAGTAGCTTCATACGTCATATACGGATCAGCTAGATTTCTCAGCTTCTGAGATTGAAGAGACAACATCAGCCTAGACTTATTTCTGTAGGACGCAGCGGTAGCAGTCTCGCCTACTAGATCTTTATAGATAGAAGCTCCACCGTACAATGCTGCACGGATCATGTCAGAGTATGACTGCATAGTAGAGCCTTGAACCCAACCTTTGATGTTGAGGGCTGTTGTACCAGGATGCGTAACAATAAACTTAATCAAGTTTTGTTGTACTTTAGCTGCACCCTCTTCAAACATTTCTCTTTGAGTCTTAGTTACAGGATCAATAATTAGACCTGCAGCTTCCCTTGTTGTCATCTCACTAAAAGATTTTTTAGATACTTCATTTAGAACATTCATGTGCCTTGATAAGGCTAGAGTTCTACCTGCATCTGACGAAATAGAAGCAGTCTTCTTGAAGTATTCGTCAAGAGTTAAATCTTTAAATGTGTTATCAAACTTATTGAAGACGTTATCATAAATCTTTTGAACAGATTTCTTTGTTTCATCGTCTAAGATACCGTACACATCTTTCATGTATAGGTTAAATGTGTCGCCCTTTTCTCTTGGCTCCCACCTACCCACACCAGCGTCATAAAGAATATCTCTTAAACCTCTTTGACCTTCATCCCCAAAGTAAAAGTAGTGCATGAGTTCATAATCAAATAAAGCATCATACGAGTCGCCATCAATCTCGTTGTTAGCTAGTCTTAAATCAAGACCATCTTTAACTTGATCAGCCCATCTTTGTGAGTGATCAGATAGTTTTGATAGACCCTCGTCTAAAGCACTTTTATTTTCTTTTAAGTTAGTGGAAGACTTTGTTAGGTCAGCAGCTTCTCTTCTAGCAGCAAGAGTTAATCTCTCTGATTGATCAATCAACTGAGAATAGATAGGAATCCTGTTTGTACCTCTAGTCTTCTCTAGGACAAAACCAAGACCACCGCCAGTGACACCACCTGCAAGACTTAACATACCTGCAATAGGGTCATAACCTTCTTGCAGTTCAGTCTTTCTCATGGCAGACTGCCTAGCAGCATCAACACCACCTGCTGCCATAGTATCAAAAGCTGTAGCACTAAGAAGTTCTTTTCTTACTGCTTTGTCTTTTAACTTTTTATAAGATGAATCCTTCAGAAGAGTTGCCATAAACTCTTTCTGTGCAGCCTCTTGTATTTCTTTTTTACCCTTGGCAGTAGCAGCTTTCTTACCAGACTGTTTAGCCAAGTTCTCTGCAGCTTCTAGTGCTGCACGTTTGGCTACTTGTGTAGCTGCTTTGGTTGCTCCTGCAGCAGCTAGTTTACCAACACCAAAACTAACAACGTTAACAGGATCCCATATAAGAGCACGACCATAATCCCAGACTGCGTCAGCTTTCTCACCGAAGGTTCTACCCTCACTGAATGCACCATCAAGACTATCAAATAGTTTGTAGGCTTCAGCAGCTTTACTACGCCTCATTTTTAAGTCATCACCGTCACCTTTATTGAGGTGAGCTAGTTCTTCTAGTGTTGTAATAGATTGCCCGAAGTTAAACTTGCGCATTTTATTTATGTAAGAATCTACAATTTCTCTTTTGCTGTAGTTTCTTTCAGTCATACCATCACGGTCTTCCATGTACTCACTTATCACACGGAAGTTGTTGTCTTGCATTAGTGTATCAATCAGAGAACCTTCAGGTGCACCACTGCCTTTTGCCTTCTTACCGAAGAGGCTTTCATATTCTTCCTTGGTATAAGTAGCCATTACTCAACCCTTCTTATTCTGGTTCTACGTCCACTTCCTACCTTTTCAAAAGCAATTCTTGTTCCGTCTTCGTACTCAATTACAAGTTCTGTTTCATCTGGGTTTGAATTGAACCAAGCTTGAGCCTTAGCGTCTGCATCATCGTCTGCTGTAATTGTAATTGTGTTTACTTCAATAGTATCTTCTGGTTCATCTCCAGGGATACTGTCAGGTTGCTCTGGTCTTTCGTACTGCTCATCTCCTGCAATGTAATTCATATATAAATCAGGAGATATGAATGCTGGTTGATCAGCAAATATCTGTGGACTCATTCTATTGAACTCTTTTGCTATATCAAACCCAACATCTGTTTGAGTCATGATAGCTTCCATCCTTAGACCATCATCCTCAATATCTTCAATCTTTTTGGCAGCATCAATTCTTTTTTGAAGTGCTTTATTCTCATCAGCAGACATACCACTTCTATCAATGGCATTAAGTCTAATGATTTCTTTTTCAAGGGCATCATCGTAACGTTTTGTAACTATGCCTTGGAACTGATAGATGTCTGTCGGATCCATAGGAGTCAAGCCTCTATACTCTACACTTGCTCCCTTTGGACCTTTCTTACCTTGGACGAGATCAGCTTGCATACTTGCAATAATGTCTCCACCTTTGACACCTGCCATAGCATCGTTAGCATAAACCTCTGACATGATAACACCAAGGTCAGGTCTTCTAAATAGTTTTGCAAGACCAGAACGTTTATCTTCTTCAATCTCTAGATCAGTACCTTGAATAAAGTCTGGGGTTGCTGCTTTAATAAGCTCAGACGGTGTCATGTCTGATGCTTGATATCCTTGTGCAACCTTGACTGCGTTATTAAGAATATCAGAACTCAAACGTCCTTCAAGTTTAGCTTGCTGTGCAGTCTTATAGAACTGAAGAAACTCTTTAGGGTTCTCTGATAGAAGGGCAACAATCTTTTCTTGATCTAATCCCTCATCAGTTAAAAAGTCTACAGCACTTTCCATGTCAAGACGTGCAGCCTTAACAGCTTGTCTTCTTTCAAGACCCTTTTGGTAAAGGTCTGCTTGCATTCTGTCCTTAGCATCACGGACATACTCTCTGTTCTCTTTCATCTCATCTGCAAGAGAACCTG